GTATGGCCATGGAGATAGACACAAAGCCGATATATTACATAGCCAACCAGATATAACAAAAGCAAAAGAACTATTAAACTGGCATCCAAAGGTTGATATAGTAGAGGGATTAAAAAGGACGATTAAATGGTACATGCAGAATAAATAAAACACTTGACTTTTAGAGAGAACTTTGCTATATTATGAGTTAGTGCTACTGAAAACTTCCCAAATTAATAATAAAGGTGTCTATGAATCTATTAAATTTCTTCGGATACGTTAAACAGGGTAGCCAAGTTGCTTCTCAAATAAAAGAACAACCTAATTCAATATTTTTCAAAGAAACATCAAGAGCGGATAGCTCTTTATATGAGCCTTATATTCTAAGACCTTACAATCCAGATGACTTATATCAAAAGAAAGGTGACTATTCTCTTTTTGACGAAATGAGAGAAGACGATCAGATCAACGCTTTATTGACATTGAAAAAGTTGATGATATTAGGTGACTGGGAAATCTCTTGTGATAATGCAGATGTTAAAGAGTTCTTAGAATGGAATTTATTGGAAGCTATAGACGAAATGTTTGATAGGAAGTTGTTTAATATTCTATCAGCTATGGATTATGGCTTTAGTGTAACAGAGAAAATATTTAGTTATGAGGAGACGAAGAAGTGGGGTAAAAAGTATATACTGAAATCATTGAAGACACGAGCGCCACATACATTTGAATTTCCTCAAGACGATAAGGGTAATATTACTGATATATTTCAAGATACTTCTAATGGAAAAGATATTCGATTGAATCCTCAAAAGTTCATACACTATATTTATCAAAAAGAATTCGATAATCCATATGGTAAGTCTGAAATGAATAAAGGTGTCTATCGAGCATGGTACAGTAAGAATGCAATAATTAAGTTTTGGAATATATATTTAGAACGATTTGGTATGCCTACTGTTGTTGGAACTTATCCAAAGACAGCTACTAAAGATAAGTCGGATTTTCAGAAAGTGCTTAAGAACATACAAGCGAAGACTTCTATAACGAAGCCAGAAGATTTCATTGTTGAATTATTGGAGTCGGCACAAAAAGGGGAAGGTGAATTTGAGTCTGCCATAGACAAGTATAATACAATGATCGCTCGCAAGATGTTAGTTCCTGACCTTATGGGGTTTAGCGGTGCTAAAACTGGCGGTGGATCTTATTCTTTAGGACAGGAGCAATTTGGAATATTCTATGTAGTTACTAATCAAGAAAAAGGATATGTTTCAAGAATTATAAATAGGGAAATAATAAATCCTTTAGTTGAGTGGAATTTTGGTGTTGGGATAGAAGCTGCTTTTAAATTTGTTAGAGTCAATGAGGAAAAGAAGGCTAGTCAACAGAAAGCGTTTATTGATGCAACTAAAACAGGAAAAGTTCCTACTACCACAGAACAGTGGAATCATTATTTACAGAGTATTGAATATCCGAACTTAGAAGAGAACGCTATTGAGAATAAAGTACTAGAAGACGAAAAGAAGAAGGACGAAGAGAATAAAAGAAAAGAGGATATGCTGAAGACTAAACTTCAACAGCCTGTCAATGGTATTAATCCTCAAGTTCAACCAAAAATAAATCCAAAAGAGATAGATAAGAAAGAGGAAAAGAAAAAGCTTACTAAGGAATACGCTAATTACTACAGAGAATTGACAGTTTATGAAAAAGACGTTAATTTTGCAAAGATAGATAGTGAACTTACAGATATCAACGATGAATATTATCAGATCTTAGGTAAACTATATAATTTAACGGTCAATGCTTTGGTTGATGATATTAAGAGACAAAAGATAATCACTAGGAAGCGTTTAGATAAGATCAATAAGTTAGAGCTGAAACATCAAGATAAAATCCAAAAAGTAATTACTAAAATGATGGTTGATGGTGCGAAGATTGGTAAGGAAAGCGCAAGTGTCGAGTTACAGAAGAATTTAACTAAGGAATATTTGATTGAAGAAGGCACGGCATTAAATAATAACGAAGCTGCGGAATGGTTGAAAGAGTTTGCTTTTTATGTAACTAATAACGAGGCGGAAACTATACTAAGACTAAGTAAGCCTATTTTGATGGAAGCTATTAGGAATGGTAGTGGCACTAGAGACACGATGAGGATGGTAGACGATGCTCTAAAAGGATACGACTTGACAGTCGATGCTAACAGAATAGAAACAATGGTTAGGACAACGACAGCTAAGGCATTTAATGAATCAAGGGTGCAGGAATTCAATAAGGTCAAGGATAAAATACCAGCTTATCAATATAGCGCTATTCTTGATGGTAGGACTTCGGCTATATGTACATCTTTAGATAAAAAGATTTTTAAACAAAGTGAAATGCAATATTATAATCCTCCGATTCATTTTAACTGTAGAAGTTTACTAGTTCCAGTATATGAAGATGAGGAATTCGATATTAGTACAGATATTCCACCAACAACACAAGTTGCTGGGGATTTTCTAAAATTAGATAAGGAGAAATAAATGGTTAAATTAAATGATATCCAACCAGATTATTATAACAAAGTAGCACAAGGAATGGAAGGTCATTCTTTTGTACATAAGTTTGGTAGAAATAAAAATTCTGTTGCTACATTCGAAACCGTTTGGAGTGAAGGCGGTGTTTATTCTTATGCTTCGTCTGCTACTGTAATGAGGATAAGTTCTGATAGTGCTAATGATGCAACAGCCGGTGTTGGTGCTTTGACAGTAGAGATTCAAGGATTAGATAATGATTATGTATCTCAAAGTGAGACTATTGCATTATCGGGCACAACACCTGTCACATTAACGAATTCTTATTTAAGAGTATTTAGAATGATTGTAAAATCGGCTGGTGCTAGCGCATCTAACAGTGGTAAAATATATCTATGGGATAATGGCGGTACGCAAGGTAGCGGAATACCAACAACTACTACGAATATTTTTGCTACAATTGATACAGCAACAGCTCAAACTTTAATGGCGATATACACCGTACCTGCAAGTACTACGGGTTATTTAATAGACACATATGGTTCAGTGGACAAAGGAAAGGATATGCAGTTAGAGATGTTTCGTAGACCTCAAGGCGAAGTTTTCCAATTAAAAGAGAGTATTACATTATACGAGAATTTCGGTAAGATAGAACACAAGCTCCCTATACCAATTTCTGAAAAAACAGATATAGAGGTGCGAGCATCAAGTTCGGCGAGTAGTGCAAATGTTAATGCTGGATTTGATTTGTTGTTAGTAGATAATAGATATTTATAGGAGAATATTATGCATGATAGACCAAATCCAAGCACAATGATCGGACTAACAACTCCTGAAGGAAGTTCGGAAGGCTATGCTCCGGCTATAACTTATTATACAAAATATCATTCAGTAACTGGATCAATAACATCCGTAGCAACCGATGTTAGCCTTAGTATGGGAAGTGTAACAACAGCTTATTCAGTAACTATTTCAAATAAAACGACTGAATCTCTTTTGCAAGTAAAGTTAAATACTACAAGTAATGATAGTATTATGATAGGTGATCTTACTAGCGAAGATTTACTTCTTACTAAAAGTATAACTAAGCAAAAAATAGATAAAATTTTTTTAAGAAATACATCAGGTAAAACAATAAGTTATGATATAGATATGCAAGGGGTTTAAATATGTCAATAGGAATTATTAGTATAGATCAAAGTAAAAAAAGAGCTATTAGCATAATTAATTCTGATCTTAATTTAGGGGTAGAATCTTATACTATATTATGTAATGCTTTGTCAAATAATATTACTGTAACATTGCCGACGGCATCCGTTTATAAAGGCAAATTGTATAATATAAAAACAATTAATTTAACGAATCGCGTTCTAGTTGACACGATTGATAGTGCTTTGATAGATAGTTCTACAAGTCATTCTTTTTCAACTGTTTTGGAATGTGTCCGATTGCAATGTAACGGGACGAATTGGTTTAAAATTTAAGGAGGATACTATGTCAGAAATAAATAAAGAAGAAGAATTAAAAGAACATAAAAAGCTCGAAGGTACAGAACAAAAAGTATTTGATATTAAAGATGTTGAGATTTTCAGTTCAGGTACTTGGAATGGTGATAAATATACTAACGATGATCTGGATAGTATGGTTAGTGCTTTTCATTCATTAGGTGATAAAATCAAACCATTTATTAAATTAGGACATTCTGAAAAACAAAAATTATTACAACAAGACGGTTACCCATCAGCTGGTTGGATCACAGGACTAAAAAGGAATGGTTCTAAATTAGTTGCAGATATGAGTGGTATACCTAAAAAGATATATGAGTTAATTAAGAATAAAGCATTTGGAAGGTGGAGCAGTGAGATATATTGGAACATTAAAGAGAATGGACAAAAGCATAAAAGAGTACTAAAGGCAGTTGCGTTATTAGGAGCCGATACTCCAGCAGTAACAAATTTGGATGATTTTATAAATTTATACGAACTTGACGAAGAAAACTTAAAAGAATATATAGTTAATGAAAATACAATCGAAGCAGAAACAAAAGAATACGAAAATTTAGAAAAGGAGGCAAACGATATGCCAGAAATCAAGGAACTTGAAAAAAAGTTAGAAGACACTAATTCAAAATTAGAAGAAACTAATTCTGCACTAGAGCAGAGTAAAAAAGACTATTCTGATGCACAAGAAAAGCTAAATGAGATTAAAACTAATTCTTATAAAGAAACAGTTTTAAATTATCTGGAAGATAAGACTGAAAAAGGACTTATTACACCTGCTCAAAAACAAATTTATTGTGCTCTTGCTATGAATGACGTAGCAACAGAGACAGATGGTTTATATACTTATAGTTATGCAGAAGGCGATGAGAAAAAAACTATTGAGTATAAAAGCTCATTTGATCTAGTAAAGAAAGCTATTGATAACAAAACACCAGAGGTAGACTTAGATGAAAAGTCTGAAAAAGGAAAAGAAACTGAAAAGAAGACCTATAGTAAAAAAAATGAAAGCGAGGACAAGCAAGATGATTTCTTAGTTGAGAAATCTGAAGAGTACATAAAAGAGAATCCAGATGCAACCCAAAAAGAAGCTATGCTTTATGCGGGTAGAGAATGGAAATCTAAAAACGGAGGTACACAATAATGGCTATAGGAGGCGTAGGAACACCGTACGACAAAACTTTTAAAATAGATGATAATTTAAAAACAATAACGACTCAATACATGGTAGTATCAGGACCACCTACTACAACTGCAACAGATAACACTGTTCAGCTTTCAGGTGACACTGGTAGTGCATCAGAACCAACTACATCAGCTTATTATCCCGTTGGAGTCAATCAGGTTTATTTATCAGGCACAGTTGCAGATACAACTGTCAGAATGTTTGGGATTTCAAAGGCTATTTGTAATGCTAGTATCCCAGCATTTACAAGAGTAAAAGCAGCTGCTGCTGGATTGGGTAAAATCGAGACCGTTGATTTAACAGCGACAATTACAGTTGCTCAATATGATGTTGGTCAAGCTATGGAGAGCGGGAGCACCAATACTGTAATCAGTATAATGGTTAATCCAAAACCAATACCAATGTTAGATTAAAAATAAAATAAGGAGGAAACGATATGCCTTTTCAAGGATCACAGAGAATAAAGAAAGCATTAACGAATGTTAGTGTAAAATATAAAAATAATGAAATGATCGCTGGACAGTTTATGAAGGATATGCCAGTGGTAAAAGATGCCGAGAAGTATTATGTCTATGCTTCTGAATTTCGAATCCCAGAAACATTAAGAGCCAATGGTTCACCAAGTAATCAGATTAAATGGGAAGTGTCTACTTCTAGTTATGTAGTTGATAAACATTCTTTAAGTGACGTAATCACAGACGATGACCGTCAGAATGAAGAAGCTCCGCTTAGCTTAGATGTTGATACAACAGAAAATTTAACTGATAAGATTTTACTTAGACAGGAATTTGAAGCAGCTAAATTGTTATTCACAACTACGACTTTTTCTAGTAATGCAACATTGAATACAGCGACTAGTTGGAAGTATAACACAACTACTTCTGCACCTATACAGAATGTACTTAGTGCAACAGGTGCTATAATTAAAGCAGCTGGAAAAATGCCTAATACAGGGATCACAGGTTGGGACGGATTCGAAGCATTGAAAGAAAACCAGAATATCTATAGCAGAATTCAGTATGTTGAAAGAGCGATTTTAACAAAAGAAATCTTAGCAAGTCTTTTTGATCTTGATAACTTTTATGTTGGAACTGCTATTTATGACTCAGCGAAAGAAGGTGATACTGAAAGTACTGGATTTGTTTGGGGATCAGACTGTTTGATAGCTTATTTTAATCCATCAATGGGAAGAAAACAAGTTACAGCAGCAATCAATATTCGATCAACTCAATACGGAACTCCATATATAACTAAGAAATGGAGAGAAGAAGCAGTTGAAGGCGATATGATTGAAGTAACAAGTAAATTTAAGCCTAAAGCTGTTGCCACAGCATGTGCATATTTATTTAAAACAGTAGCATTATCTTAATGGTAATTAAAAAATCGGAGGCGGTATTTTTCCGACAGGTTTTGACCGTCTCAATTTTTAATAAAAGGAGAGTAAGATGTCAGAAAAAAAAGGAAAAAAAGAGACTATCGAGATAACTCAAAAAGTCAGTACTGCTAAGAATGTAACTAAAGTTATTGAGAAAAGAGAAGTTCTTGATTCAGAAGGGAATGTGCTTATGGTTAAAAGTAGAATAAAGAAAATAATTAAATAAGGAGGAAGAAATGTCAAAAGAAAGAAAGAGTTTAGAGGAAAAAGAGATTGAAGCCAAAGAAAGAGAAGAGGCTTTGAATATATCAAATGCCAAGATATATAAAAAACCTGTAAAAGAAAAAACAACCGAAAGAATTATACAAGTCAAAGATGGTGAAAAAATAAAAACTATTCTTGAAAGAACTTATTCTAATGGAGTAGTTAAAAGAACTTTACAAGGAATAACGAAAAACGGTAAAAAAATCTAATGTATATAGATACAGCGACATCATTATTAATACTAATGCCTGGACTAGCTCAAACATCTACTGTCGCAGGATACTCTAATACTGTTTCTATTATTGAGAAAAATATCGTTAAAATATCGTTAGGGCTGAAAGTCTGGTAAATGGAAAAATCATCAAAAGATATGATATATCAGGTTGGACTCATACTTCAGCAGTGCCGACTTTAAAGACTTATGCAGAAGATATTACAATGTATTATACTTTTGTTAGCTTATTCTCTGGTGATAATCAAAATGATAACGAGTGGGTTGATAGATACCAAGTTGCGTTAGATGGTCTTGATGATATTAAGAATGGCGATTGTGATTTATTTGATAGTACAAATAATTTAATACCTGAACGGACAGAAGATGCTGGCGATAATAGAGTCGATAGTAACACTAAGAATTATGTACCGACTTTTGGAGAAGACGATCCTTTGGATTGGAAAGTAGACTCAAGCAAGCTAGACGATTTGTCTAATGAGAGGAATTGATATGCCACTAAGTTTAAAGGTAAGAGGATTAGATAAGGTCAGAAAAAACATGGACAAGATGGAAGATAGGGCTAAGAATTCTAAAGTTGCAATGAATGTCATATCTGGAAAACTTTTCAAAACTACAATTAATCATTTTAATAGCGAGACAGGACCAGAAAGAAAATGGTCTAAATGGAGCAGAAAAAATCCTAAGACAGGGCAACGACAGTTCTTTGGTAGTAGACCAACGAAAAGAGGTGGTACGAAATTACTTCAAGACACGGGACGATTAAGGAATTCATTGCACAAAACAGCACGAAAAAATGAAGCTGAAGTTTTTACAATAGTTAATTATGCAAAATATCCTCAAAAAGGTACTAAAAAAATGGTCAAGAGACCTTTCTTGT